CTCTTTCTTTTTGTTCTGTGGAACTAAACAGAAGTAAGTTTCTTAGAAACTTTAACACCACGATACATTAGATCGAAGTTTCTGTTCTTGTTATGCTCTTCGATGAGCATTGCACGATACTCTTCGGTATCATACTGGTTTCCACGGTAAGTGACTTTTGCCATTGGCTTTACTCCAAAGTAGTAGGGTTTTTAATCCGTTCCTTTAGTCGGCTTTTGCGTCCCAATCACATTCTTCACTAGAATCCTTGATCATTTGCACAATCTCAGATCTATGGCTAAAAGATGGTTTTATCTTTTCGATAATACCATTCGCTTGTTCACAAGTCAAAAGACCTGTAAATGCAGTTGATGTAACAGCAGCGAATAAAATGTTCATGAGATGAACGATCCGTTCCGAGTCGGCTTACTTGCGTCTCCTATACGGGAGATGAACGTTGTGTTAATACTAACACATTTCAACTATTTAGTCAAGTTAATATGTAATTTTGTTACATCGACCCTACAGGTCAAAAAATACCTGGAGATTTTTTTCCCCGATATATGGAATTAAAAGTTGATTTTGGTTTACCCTAACTACTTCTTCCTTTATTCTTTTTACCTTTTCTAGCAGGTGCAGACTGATATCCCCATAACTTAGGACTAATAGTTCCTCTACCATAATCAATACTCTTTAACCCACCTTTAAACTTATCCCAATACATATCAAAGATTTTTGTCTTTGATCCTCTTGTTAAGTCTAAAATGGTTCTATCTTCAACAACATACTTAACTACAAAAGCATCATTAGGTGCTTGTGTGGTATGGACATCTGCTAAAGTACCATTAGAAACTAAAATCTCACAAGCATAATTTGTCTTAGAAGTTTCTTTCTCTTCCTTAGTCCAAGGTTCAAATTTAGGTTGTGGTTTAGGATCTAATTTCTTTCCTTCTTTTGTTGCTACTTCTTCGCTCATGATCTACCGCCCCATGTAATTTCTGGATATGCTTCTGATACTACATCCTTAGTAATTTTATACTTATCAGATAATTTTTTATCTTTAGTAAGAATAAGGATCTCTGCTTCTAATGGATGTAATCCAGTAAGAATATTAATAAACATAGTCTCTCTACGAAGACCACTTAATGAATCATTACCACCCTTAATAAAATTATAAAACTTAGTATACTCTTTTCTAATACTTGCCTTACCTTGATCATTTGCTCCAAGAGAAGTAGTTCTAAGTTCACCCATCTTGCTAACAGCATCCTCTATCTTTTCAGATAAAGTTCCTGTCATTGTTTCATCTTCTATATTACTACCATAAGGAACTTCACCCTGCGGTAAAAGAGAAATAACAGACTCATCAAAGTTCCAAATAAAAACTGCCATTATAGATGCGTGTTTATACCTTTTAAGGACTTCAATCTTATTTGCCTTACTTCTCATCTTAGAAGCAGCATCTAAAACTTCAAACGCAAAAGGAATTGTCGGAAGATCAGGAATTTTCTGTACTGCTGGCTTAGAAACAGGTTTCTTCGTTGCTGTTGTTGACTTCTTTCTAGTCGTCGTCTTCTTCTTCGTTGTTGTCATAATTGTTTTCAAATCTAAATGCTACAATTTCATCTGGAACTAGGTTTCCATTACCATCAAACATTTCAGGATGTATTCTAGGAACTTCCTGATAATTCATCATATATTCTCTGGCAACCCAACCACCAATCGCTCCTACTATAAGAAACAATACAGTTAGAAAAGATCCAAATACTAAACTTATTGCTAACATGTCTCGTCCTCCTATTTTAAGTGTGGTGATATGTAATGGTTTGGTTTTCTTTTTACCTCCCGTTAAGATGAATTCAAACCCACGATCAATATCATAATCTGGTTTATTTATGCTTACTTTAGACGATTTTCTTTTCTTTAAGAAATTGAACTGTTTCAGTACATCCACCAATTTTATGTCTTTGACCCGTATCATCACAGATTACCTGTGGAAAAGTTGAACCTTGACCAAACTCAGCATAGAAATCTTCTCGTGTAAAATCATCCTCTAGATTATACACCACATGACTTAAATTTGTCAACGACATTACTTGTTTTACTTTTTCACAATATGGACAACCACTCTTAGAATAAATCGTAAAATTCATTTCTTATATTTTTTTAAAAAATTATTTAGTATCGATTATAACCTAAAAATCAAAGCTGGATGCAAAGTATGCTGATACTGAAACGTTCTTTTCTCTAGCAGTCACTAATTCATCAGTACTTTTTTGAGTAGTTAAATGTGCCGTACTAATGCCACTAGGTACATAATTTACCGAATGAGTTGTTGTAACAGCAAATCCTAAAACTTGAGTGCTATTAAGAACAACTACATTATCAATTGAAATATTGTTATAAGGTTCTTCTACACTAGCAGCAGGAATATTTAAACCTGCACTAAGGTTCCATTTATCATTACTATTCTTCCACTTAATCCACTTATCAGAAGTAGTAGATGTTAAGTCTGTTTTCTTTAAAGATTTAAGTGTTATTCCACCCTCATCAGCAGTATAATCATTAGCACCAGCTACATTAAATTGCATTCCTGCATTAGTTCCTGATCCACCAAATGGAGTATCTAAAGTAATACTGTCAGAGGAAGCACTAACTACTTTAGCACCATTCTGAAGAGTAACCGTATCAATAGACGATACGAGAGTAACATAAGCACCAGGTAAAATACCAGTAAAATCAGTAACACCTGATATCGTAGTGTCACCAGCAGTTGCCGTACCACTAAACCCACTAGATTCAATGTATGCTAACTCTATATTATTATCTTTAATTTGAATTGTATCAGATAATAATCTTGTTTTAACACCCTTTACTTGAAGTTCTGAATTGGTAACTAAATTACCAGTAAGAGTCATCGCTCCATCAAATGTACTATCACCAAGGACATGAAATTTGGTTCCAGGAGCTGCTGTTATACCTATACCAAGATTACCAGTGATTCTAGCATTACCTAGAATCATCTTATCATCACTATCAAGAAGTCCACTTACAGCATAAAATAGTTGACCATGACATACAAAACTAATCTTTGAGTTCCTATTAGAGAATCCAACAATAGTTTGTCCTTCTTTTATTTTTATATCTGTTCTAGTATATGTTTGTCCTGGCTCAATTTTTATATTATATTCAACATATTCAGTGCTATCAAAATTTTCTAGTCCAGAATCAGAAATTCCTATTGTAGCAACAGATGCCTCAACACCCATGTTACACACACTAAGAGTAGCATTAACCTGTGATCCTAAAGGAGCAGTAAATATAGATTTCTTTTGCTTATCTGTGGTTATAATATGACTAAGTACACCAGATCTAACTGGGTGTAAAGCATCACTAATAGTCTGACCATAAAATAAGAAATTAATATCAGTCTGATCTGATCTAACTACTAATTTTTGTCCAGCACCTAAATGTATATCCTGAGTTTCATATGTCTGCCCATACTTAACCTTCTTATTATATTCAAAATATCTTAATGATGCACCATCCTCATACGCAAGCTGAATACGAGCAGGAGTGGAGTTCTTACTAGCTATAGATACCTTACCTACAGTTAACTTATCAGCACTTCCTGTATATAATGTTAAAGGTTGTCCAACTGATGGTATAATGCTGTTTAATAGTCCAAATGCCATTTAAACACACAATAATTTTAAGTATTTATCTATGATTATATTAACAGGTTCAAAGGGGTTTATAGGTCAGAACTTTCTTAAGTATCTAATAGAACATTCTAATGAAGAAATCGTCACAGTTGATGAACATGATTGTTGGGATTGGATAGCATACTTTAAGGACTGGGATAAAGTATCCCTTATATTACATCAAGGAGCGATCTCAGACACGACAGAAACTGATATAGATAAACTCCATAGGATGAACGTTTGGTTCACTATAGAGTTGTTTGAGAAGGCAATAGAGCATCAAATAGACGTTAAGTTTGCATCATCCGCATCAGTATATGGCAATACAAGAAAGAGTTTATGGGCAACCACACCTAATAAAATATCTCCATTAAATTACTATGCTATTACCAAGCTACAGATAGATTATTATATACAAGACAACTTAGATAAGTTCTCATCCATTCAAAGTTTTAGATACTTTAATGTATATGGACAAGGAGAAGATAAAAAAGGAGATCAAGCAAGTCCTGTACATAAGTTTACACAACAGATAAAAGAAACAGGTAAACTAAAATTGTTTGAGGGATCAGGTAAATATCTAAGAGATTTTATTTGGGTTGGAGATATAGTAGAAGTCGTTCTTAATAATGATAAACCATCTGGAATCTATGATCTAGGAACAAGTATGCCAGTTAGTTTTAAAACTGTTGGTGAACTAATAGCATTAAAATATGAGGGAGAAATAGAATACATTCCATTCCCAGAACATCTAAAAGGAAAATATCAATATCTAACTATCGCAGAACAAATATGGGACTATCAATTTATAAACGTAGCACAGTATCTTAATCTCCTCTAAAGACTCTGTGCGAATCTAAATCAAAGTGTTGAGTAGAAAATTCA